ATTAATGATAATAATGATAATAATGATAACAATGATAATAATGATGATGATGATGATAATGATGTTAATGTTGATAGTAATATTAACAATGATATTAGTAATATTAATCAAGAAAATTTTGTTGAAATTAGTAAAGAAAATGAAAAAGATGAAGAATGTGAGGTAAATGATGAAAGTGAAGAAGGCGAGGAAGGCGAGGAAGGTGAGGAAGGCGAGGAAGGTGAGGAAGGCGAGGAAGGCGAGGAAGGTGAGGAAGGCGAGGAAGGTGATGAAGGCGAGGAAGGTGATGAAGGTGAGGAAGGCGATGAAGACGAGGAAGGTGAGGAAGGCGAGGAAGGTGAGGAAGGTGAGGAAGGCGAGAAAGGTGATGAAAGTGAAGAAGTATATACGAATGATGACAAAAATGAAAATGAAAACAATAAAACTAGCTTTGTAAATGATTTGAATATAAATGAAAATAAAATAGATATAAAAGATAATATAGAAATGAATAATTTAAATATATTAAAAGACGATTCTTCAAGAGATTTAGATAAATTAAATATTTTAGAAGAAATAAATGATGTAAATATAGAAAATGATTCAACTATAAAATTGAAGGATAAAAATGAAATATATTTAGAAATATATAAAGAAGCATTAAGAAAAGCAAAACAAATTAGAAGTAATGCAATTGAAGCGTTTTTACAAGCAAAATCAATAAAAAATAAATATAATTTAGAAGATATAATAAATTCAGATTCAAGTGATAGTAATTAATATAATTAAAATACAATATTCATTAAAAAATAATATTTTAAAAAATAATATATTATTTATTTTATATAAATGGTATCTAAGAAAAATTTTTTAAAAAATTTTGGAACAAATGCTGAAACTATTTTAGGAAGTGTAGCATTAGTAGTTTTGATTTATGCTATTTACAAATATTCTAATACAAAAAATACAACATTATCTGGTATGAATGTAGTTGACACAGCTAAATCGGCGGTACAAACATCTGGTAATATAGCAGGAGCAGCAATAGAAACAACTGGTAATGTAGTAGGAGGTGCAGCAAAAGTAGCAGGTAACATAATAGGAACAGGTGGAGATATAATAGATAATACAGCAAGTGTTACAGCTGACACTATATCCGATGTAAGTTCTTTTAAAAATTCACCAAGTGAACAAGCATCGTCTTTATTACCAAATGGTGGCAATAACAATGGCATGTCAATGATAGATGCTACATTTTCACAAGGTGTAAGAGAATTATACAAACAACAAGCGCCAATGAGAAATTCAAATTTACAATTAAGAGAAGATCCAGTAATACCACAAAACAATAATTCAGGATGTTTATGGAATCAAAGCACAATAGAATCAACATCTCGTCGTCCTCAAATATTAAAAAATGATTAAGTAAGTAAAAAATAGTAGTACAAATATTAAATATTATTATATAATATTTGTAGTTTATATTATAATACAATATATTATAAGATGAACAACATTGTAATTTATATTTTGTTATTAATAATTTTGATAATGTCAATAAGAATATATTTAAAATCTGATAAATTTAATTTAAAATGTATAATATCAGACGTAGATGGAAATAAATATTGTGTTCGTGAAAGAGCTAAATTAGAATTAGCAGCTGATTTATTAGCAAATGTTACGCAAAATTTGATAAAATTAGTTGATCATTTAAATAAAGAATATCCTGATGATGAGAGAACAATAATGATAACAAAAAATTTCAATCCAAAAAAGATAACAGAAACATTACCAACATCAGAGTATACAGCATATAGTGAAAATAAAGGAGAAAAAATAGCATTTTGTTTAGATACTGAAAAAAATAACAAAGGAAAATTGATGGATTTAAATACATTGATGTATGTTGCTTTACATGAATTAAGTCATGTTGGTTCAAAATCAATTGGACATACAGATGAATTTTGGAATAATTTTAAATTTTTGATAGAAGAATCTAAAAAAATAGGAATATATAATCCTGAAAATTATACAAAAGAACCAGCTAGATATTGTGGAACAAATATAACAGATAATCCATATTATGATTTATAATAAGTTATATATTCAATAAATTGATTATATTTTTATATACAATTTATCATAAAGTAAATAATGATTATATTTTTATATACAATTTATCATAAAGTAAATAATGATTATAATATAAATCTAAGTTTTGTAAAAATTCATTATCATTATATTGTATATTATTTTTTATCAATTTAAAATTGTTGAAATTAATTTTAGGAAAAAAAACATCACAATCATATAATTTATCTATATATGTTAAATAAATTTTATCTACGAGATTTTTATTTAAAAATAACTCATATATTTGATTACCACCTATGATCCATATATTTTCATAATTTTTTGTTTTTATAAATTTCAATAAACTATCTAAATTGTAGAATGATTTGAATATATTAGTATCTATTTTTTTGTCAATTATTAATGATTTTGATAATATTAAATTATCTCTATTTAATAAATTTTTATTTAAACTTTGATAAGTATTTTTACCCATTACAATTGCATTTTTATTATTACCAGTTGTTAATGTTTTAAATTTTTTTAAATCACTACTATAATACCAAGGAAGTTTATTATTTAGACCAATACCATTATTTTTGCAAATTGCTACTATTATATTTATTTTAGTCATAGTTATTTTAAAATTATATGTATTATTTATATATATGTTAGATATTTTTAAACTTTATATAAATAATATTAATAAAATAAATGAACTATATTTATTCAGTAAAAATTTTGATAATATCAGAGATAAATTAACATATAATATAGAAGAATTTATTTCATCTGATATTTACAAAACAACTGATAATTTATTGAATACATATGAAATAGAATTTCTAAAAAAATATAATTCTACAGTATATTTATGTGATACCAATATTTTTTTTGATGATACAATTGAATTTATAAAATTCAAATTTTTAAAATATTATAACAAATACAATAATCCAATATCATTTGAATCTTTATATATGTATTCAATTACTAAAAACAAAAACTTTGTTGTAAAAAATTTTTTTGATTTTTTAAATAAAAACAGTAACTATCAAGAAAAATTTATTAATTACTTTTCTAATATTCAAAATTTATCAATAGATAAACTAGAATTGGATAAAATATTTGAAAATAATACAATTGATTACAAACTTTTATTAGATTTGAAATTTGATGATTTTATTATCAATAAACAATTGGGTCATACAATTAATGATGATTATTATTCTTTTATAGTTAATCTGTATGATATATATGATAATAAAAATATACAAGATATTAATAGTGATATTAATACAAACAATAATAATTTATTGTTTGAATACAATATAATAAATAATTCTATATTTATTATTAAATATGATGATGTTATAGAATATAACAAAACTAACAATTATAATCTAAAATTAATAACAAAACTTTATTTTCCATTTTTATATAACATTGATATTATATCAAACGATAATTATTATGAAAAAAAAGATAAATTGTTAGAAAAAACGAATAATATATTAGATTCTAAAGAATTCAATAATAAAAATAAAATTATTGATCTCATGTATTTAATTCAAAAAGATGTTTACAAAATTAATTACAATTATATTGGTCTAAAATCAATTCAATTTGATATAAATAATAACAATGATAATTATAATTTACCATTAGAATATATTTTTAAAATTTTTAATAGTAATAAAAATATTCCATTTGTAAAATACAATCCTGGTAAATTACAAGAAAATATTTATAGATTATATTCTCCTTATAAATCTAAAGATAATAAAAAAATACCATATTATAACAAAAATAAAATATTCAAATATGTTAGAAATGTTGGTAAAAATAATAAAATAGCTTTTGTAATTAATGATTCTAATCATTTTATTGTTGAATTAGATAAAAAAGGCGTATTAAATGTTAATATTGAATTTACTAATACTATTGATGTACAAGAAATTGATAAATATATTAATACTAAAATAAATTACATAATAAATATATTAAAATTTAATTTAGATTCTATAGGATTTGCAATCAACAACTACAAATCATTATTAGATAATAATATAAATATAATAAATATTGATTATATATTTAACTTAAATATTGATAATTTTGATATTGAAACATATAAATATTGTTTAAATTCATTATTTAATATTATTAATTCCAATGATGATAAAAATAAAATTATGAGATATAAAAGAGTATCTAATTACAATTTGTACAATGCTATTGATTCTTTTATAATTGAATTATTGAAAAATAATAATAATCAAGATGAAATATGTTACAAATTGAAAGAAAATTTTGATATGAAACTAGACGATGCAAAATCTAAATTTTTGGATGTTATACATTCATTAGAATTAGAAAGTGATATATTCAATTTTAAAACTTTAAAAATTAAAAATAGTCCTGGATTTAAAACAACTATTTATCCTGAAAAATTTACATCTAATAAAATTATACATATCCAAAATATTGATAACATATATTATTTAAAATTTATACCTCTTTATATTGACTCTATTTTAAAAATTTTTATGAAAAAAATTTCAAACAAAGATATTCTTAAACAAATTAATTCTATATGTAAAATTAAAACTAAAATTAATGATGATACATTAGTTAAAGATCTTGAAACTACAAATAAAAATTTTAAAGATAATAATGATTATGATGATAACAACGATTTAATAGATAATTTCAATGATATTGATGATGATATTGATGATGTACTACAAAATACTGATGATAATTTTCTTGATTTATTATTAGATAATGATGATGATAATATTAATGATGGTGATGATAATGATGATGATAATGGTGATATTATCGATGCTAGTGTTGTAGATGACAGTGTTGTTGATGACAGTGTTGTAGATGACAATGGTGACAATGATAAAACTGAATCTGTTGAAAATTTGAATAAACAATTAGAAAAAGAAATAGATAAACAATATAGTGATAAAAAATCATATAATACTAATTATTCAAAATATGATGAAGATGATGATGATGACGAAGATGATGATGATAATGATGATGATGATAACAAAGATGATATAGATACAAATATTGGTAAAAAAATAGATGTAACGGGTATGAATTTACATCCAAATCCTGCTCTTAAAAGATTAGTTAAACGCGAACCAAAATTATTTTTGAACAATAACAATAAATTATTTACAACATATTCACGCATATGTCCAGCTAATGTTAAAAGACAACCTATTATATTAACACAAGAAGAGAAAGATTATATTGATACACATCATAAAAATTCATATACTAATACCTTTCAATATGGAACAGATAAAAAATATTGGTACATATGTCCAAGATATTGGGATTTACAAAGAAATGTTAGTTTAACAAAAGAGCAGGTTGAATCAGGATTATTTGGAAAATTAATACCAAATAATGCAAAAACAGTACCAAAAGATGCAAATATATATGAATTTAGTGATGATAAAGTACATATTGACCCTAAAACTAAAGAATATATAGAATATTCGCCTGGATTTTTAACAGAAAAACATAATACTAATGAAGGATATTGTATGCCATGCTGTTTTAAAGATTGGAATTCACAAGTTCAAGAAAAATATAGAAAAAGTTGTTTAGAAAACATAAAAGAAGAAAGTACAATAAAAAAGGATAATTTTTATGAATATGTTAAAGGACCTGAAAAGTTTCCATTAGATAAATTTAAATTGGGATTATTACCATTAAGTATACAATATTTTTTACAATTTGATAATAGTAAATGTATAAATAAAAAAAATAATATATTGAATCAAAATTATGAATGTTTATTAAGATATGGTGTAGAAAAAAATGAAAATCAATCTTTTATATCATGTATAGCTGATGTATATGGTAATACAATTTTGAATAAAAATATAACATCAAAAGAAATGAAAGATTATATAATATCATCATTAAATATTGACAATTATGTAAAATATAATAATGGAAATTTAGTTCAGATTTTTAAATCTAAACAGGATAGTATTGATAAATTGCTGAAACTAATAGATATAAATAAATATAACACTACAAAATATTACAAAAATATTGATACTAATAATGAAAAACAAGTAAAATTATACAAAATAATTATTAATTCATTAAATAATTTTGTAAATTATTTAAAAAATGATGATATTTATATAGATTATACATATTTATGGGATATAATATGTACACCTAATCCAAAATTATTTCCATCAGGTATAAATTTAGTTGTATTAGAAACATGTAATGATGATATTACAAATAATGTTAATGTTGTTTGTCCTAAACAATTTTATGTCAATGAAGTATTAGATTTTAGAAAGTATAATTTAATTTTATTAAAACAAAATAAAATATTTGAGCCAATTTATTCAATTACTGAAACAAATTTGAGTTATTCTATAAAAAGAACATTTAGTTTTAGTATTATAAACAATAATTTAAATTATTTCAAAAAGATATTGAATATTATAAAATATCATATTGATAATAATTGTAAAAGCGAATATACATCGATTGACCAATTCAAATCAAACACTAATTTAAATTATATTATTAATTTTTTAATAAAAAATAAGTTTGATATTTTATATCAAATTTCTAATTATCATTCAAAAATTATTGGAGTTGTTGTCAAAAATGTTGATATTATAAATAATAAATCTTTTTTTATTCCTTGTTATCCATCGTCTATATATGATTTATTTGATATATCTATTAAATTTATGGATGATTATAGTGATAATTATTATAATAATTATTTTGATACAATACAATCATTGAGAACTATTTATAATTTAAGTAATAAAAAAATTAATGTTAATCCATATATCAAAATGTATGAAAATGATTTATTAGTTGGTATATTAACTAATGCTAATCAATTTGTAATGTTAAAAGACCCTGAATTTGTAAAAAATAATGATGATTTAATAAGTGTGAATGATACTAATTTGATGGTAATTGATAATTTTATTCAAACATATAATGATGATAATGATAATGATTATGTATCAAATTTAAAATTAGATATTAATTTTTACAAAGCTTTTACTGATACATTCAAATACATATTCAAAAATATTGCTTATTATAAAGAAAAAATTATATTAAATGATATATTAAATAATAATCATACTACTTACAAAAATAAAATAGATAATGTACTTAGTATTTTAAAAACAATAGGTGAAAAATATTTTATGTTTGTTAAATATGATAAAGAAATTTTAAAATTGATAACTGATGTAAATATATGTAGTAATAACATGTGTGATTCTAATTATTGTTATAAAAACGAAGATGATTCTGATTGTAAATTGATAGTACCCGAATATAATTTATTAAATGATAATTTAAAAAATGAAATTGTATATTATAACAAATTTGCTGATGAATTAGTTAGAAACAATTATTCTAGACTTTTTATTTTAGGCGATAATGAATTATATAAATTAAATAATGTAAGTTATAATATAAGTGAACAAGAGATTTTGATTTTTCATTCTTTGTTAACTCAAGAATTTTTTGAAAATTTGATTGTTGATGATATTAAAAACAATAGTATTAATTATAATGTATTGGATAAATATGATACTAATATTAAAAAAGTTTTAAATTTTGATGCTATTAATAAAATAGAAGATATTTATAAAATTAATGATATGCTTTCAAAAAATAAGTTGTCTTTAAATATTATAAACAAAAGTAATGTAGATATTATTAAAAAACCTGATATTCCACCTGATTCTGATTCTGATTCTGATTCTGATAATGAATATAAACCTACTAAACATTCTATATTAAGCAGTGATGATGAAGATGAATCAACAAAAAATGATTCTACAAAAGTTAAACAAGAAACTACTGATAAATTAGAGATTGCAAGTGTTATTGAAAATATTGTACCTAATTGCAAGTTAGTTAAATATACTGTTAGAGAAAAAATTCTTCAAAATTATTTTGAAGAAATATTATATGAAATATTCAGTGATAATACATCTAGAATCTGTTCTTTTAACACTTTATTATTGTTATTAAAACATAATAATATAATTATGTCTGTAGTTGAAACAAAAAATTTGTTAGTAAAATTATACGAACAATGTACATATAACAAAAATAGTTTAGAAAAATATATTTATAAACAAAAAAAAGAAAAATTTTTAACTAATAAAAAAGTAGATTTGACTACATATATTTTAAGTGAAAACTATTATATTTCAATGATTGATTTATATTTCATATTGAAACATTTTAAAATACCACATATATATATTAGCACAACAGCTATTAATTTTGTAAAAAAATATAATTTTCTTATTGGATATTATAACAATAATAATGATAATTATTATATGATAAAAATACCTAGTTCATTCAATAGGTCTAATAATATTATAAATTATAAATTATTGATATATAATAATAAATTAGAGATCAATATTAATTCAATAATAGAGACTGATGATAATTTGAAAAATAATTTACTAACATTTGTTAAATCTAGTGAAAAAATAGACTTATATGATCAATTTTTAAAAGCTTTGTAATATTTTGTACAATACAGTGGCTCCCTCTGATCGCTCTTATTTGTACAAACTTATAATAATAAATTTATAAAAAATTTATAAAATTGTTATTACTTTTATTATTTTAAAATATACTTATTAATTATAATCTTTAT